ATTTTGCGCTCGAAGCGGTCACCGCCGTACTTAGGTACGCGAACATAGTCGCCGGGTTTGACCCAGACGCCTTCCGGCCAGCGTTGCCCCGTTTCGCGGTTACAGTAGGCGATAGGGCCGAGGAACACGACCTTGCCTAGCTGAGTATTGGCTTTGTTGAATTGCTTAGTGTCGTCCACCAAGACAATGCCGCTTTGTGTCTTAGTGCGAACCGTGCGCAGTTGAATAACTACGCGAGCGCCTTTTGGATAAACACCGGGATTTACTTCAGGAAAGGCTTCCTCAAGTTTTGATGCTGGAATCATACGATTCTCCGAATTGTAGTCTCCGAGAGACTACCCCGTGAAGCGGGAGACATCGCTTCCACCACCGTCGTGGTGTGGGGTAGTCAAAATCAATTATCTTGGTCCGCGTAAACCGCTTCCAGCAGCTCCAGTGACGACTCCAAGCCTAGTATGCGACCCTGTAGATCGCCTAGTTGGTACATGTCCTTGAACCGAGTTGTCGCAAGATCGTTTTTCAGCTTCTGTATCTCCGACTTTACAGACGAGATATAGGAACCGATAAACTTGTCGTGGTTCACTTCTTAACGATCTTTTTTGCTACGGTCGGTTGTTCTTTCGCTTCACCAACCAACTCAACCTTGACGCCAGAAGTATCGCAGGACCCAAAGCGGCAATTGATCATCTGTTCAACAGTATGACAGTCGGACTGTTCGACTTCCTCGACCTTACCATCGGTGTAGGTGATTTTGAACTTAGCCATTACTTCTTACCCTTCTTGACTGCACCGCCGCACATCATACCTTTACCTGCTTTTGGGTTTTTAGCCGGAGCGCCGACTTTACCGAGCGCCTCACGGTCAGCGGACTTAATGCCCATGGCGCGTTCTTTTTGAAGCTTAATACCTTTGTCCATTTTGACTCTCCTTAGGTTAACTGCATTTTAGCCTTACAAGGCTGCACTGTAAACTTAATTACTTAATACCCTTAGTCTTTTCCCACGAGCGCCCAACCACGTAACCCAACATTACCGTACCAAATAGCGTCAGAATAGACTCGGGGATAGCATTCATCCACGCTTTGAAGCCATCAGTGAAACGCGCTGCGGCATCAGGGTTGAAAATAAACAGAACGCCCATGGGCAAAGACCAGAGCAGTAGGATATAGACCACGTAAAGGAACGACGGCCGCGCTCTACTAGTCCACGGGTCAGCACTTTGCGCCTCGGTAATGATGGCGGAGAGCTGAACTTTAATTTGTTCAAGCTCTCCGTTTTGCTGCATCTGAAGAAGCTCTAGCTGAGCTTTAGCTTTCTGCTCGGGGTCTGGGAATAGCTTATCAATGATCTTCGATCCGATAGAGAAGATACCGCTAAGTGTGATTGGATCCATCACTTACCTCCCGGACCTTGGATAAAGGCGCCCCAGAGCACTAGGCCAACCCAGGACAGTATGGCTATAACTACCCAGTTGATAGTGTTCTGTTTCAGCTTAATCCAGAACTCTTTATCCGCCCGGTCTTTCTCGATCCACTCTTCATGCGCCTTGCGATGGCTTTCCGCATCACCCTCAGGGAAAGCTTTAACGAAAGCGTCTTTGAGTTCTTTGATCAAGGCGTTCTGCTTCTCGATAACGGACAACGTGGACTCAGACAACTTTTCCACCCTATGCGCGTGGTTGTCCAGCTCTTCCCTCATCTCCTTGAATTGTTGTTGCATCTCTTTTTTGTGCTCTTCCACGGCGGCTCGCGTGTCCATGATTAGGTTGAAGGTCTCCTCGTCGGCAGCAGCAAACTCCACGCGTCGCTCGGGTCCGGGCCAATGACTCATGCTATTTTACCTCCTGCACGAAGTTGAGCCAAGGTTAGCCCTCCTGTGTACTGACAATGCGCAGTTTCCCGGAGTTTGCCGGTCCAACGCCCAGCCCACTCAAGCCCGACAGATTCCGCGATGACACCAGCCTTACGGTAGAGGTTCGCGTCGTCCCATGCAGGTTTGCCAGCCACCAGCGGGACGAAGTCAAAAGCACAGCGGTGATTATGCCAAGATTCGCCGCCGCGAGCGTTAGTGACAATGCGACCGGGTTTGGAACGCCCTTGTGCGTAGAGTCCATTTTGCTCCTCGTTAGATCGGTAGGTGCAGTAAATAAGGATGCCCAGTCCCTGCTTTTTGCACTCTTCCTTGAAGAGCAGGGCTTTTTCCTTGACCACAGGCAGCAGGTCGTCTAAAGATCGACTAGCCATTTAGAATCTCCTTGAGCATCTCGACGGTTTGAGCGGTCAGGTTTCCGTCAAGCTCCTTGTCCGACAACGCGGCTTTCATGCGCTCGATGATAAGCTTAGTTTCGTTGTCGTCGCGGTTCTTCAGGACCTCAGTAACTTGGCGCTGGCGGTTATCGCGCTCATTGTTTAGCGTATCCACCTGAGACTTCAAACGGTCAATTTCATCGCGTTGACGCAGTTCTGCTGCTTTGAACATCTGATCCATCTGATCTTGCATGGCTGCTCTTTGTTGCTCAAACTGCTCACGTGCTGCCTGCATCTGGAGTTTAGCTTGATCGTTCTGCTGCTCAGCTTGCAAGGACTGTTGTTTCAGCTGCAGGAGACCTTGGTCTTGTTGCTGCTTACGCTGCGTGTCCATCTGAGCGATTTGCAGTGCGGGATCCATCGGAGGTTGCGGCATACGCTGTTGGATCTGCTGTTGAAGCGCACTAATCTGCTCCAACAAACCGCCAAGCTGTTGCGCCATACCGATGTTGGCTTGCCGTGTGGCATCTGCCAGCAGCTTGTCCTCGTCCAGCGGTGACACCGTTACTCCGGCTTGCGTTGCCATTATTCTAGCCGTGTTAGCGATGATTTCTGACTCCATCATTTGAATATGCTCACTGACGTGAGCAAGGACCGACATCAGCGCTTGAGGCGCAATCAATGGGTTAGCCATCTGCATCGGCGCTTCGATAAAGCTGAGGTGCCCAATAATATGCGCCATGTGATCTTGCTCTTTAGCGGCTTTGAGCTTAGATCCTTTCAGCCCCTGCGTATTTTCAGTCAGCACGTCAGCCGTTACTTCTTCTTGCTCCGGCGGCAGAAGCTCGTCAATGTTCTCGATTCGCATTTGCTTGAGCATACGGCGGCGAACAGCAACCTGATTCCACGGAATATTGGGGTTCTGCGCGTCACCGACTGCCATCTGGAGAATGGCTTGCGACTGGGCAAAACGTTGAGCTTCAGAAAAGATTGTAGGGTCTGAGACCGGGATGACGTCCAGCGTACCAGCAAAGTCTTCACGGCTAATTGCCAGTTCGTTGAGCTCCTCGACCTGCATGTACTCAAGGTATGTGGCATTCAGGCGATGAATAATAGCCAATGCCCGTTTCTGAGATTCATGAAGACGCGAGTGAATAGCTGAGTAGGTGTTGCTACCTTGCTCAATGAGTGCCATGGTCGTACCGACCGGCGTGCGATCACCGATCTGACCAATTTTCTCTTCGGCTGTTGAGACAACGCCTTTAGCCAGACCGTACAAGTCTTGCATGAGCTGATGCAAGACCGACGAAGGCGGGTTGAACGGCATCGCCATCGCCAGCTTCTTGATGTCGTCAATACCCGCCGGACCTTCAATGTCACAGACTTGCGTGACGTTGACCTGCGTGTTTTGCCCCACAATCCGACCGCTCTTGAGCTTGAGCATTGTAGGAGCATTGTTGATGTGGGCAGAGTCTAGAAGAGCGCGAAGAGTACCTGTAAGAGCAGCACTGAGACCGCCGATGAGGTGAGGAAGACCAATAGCGTAAGCGCCCCGCCAAGGGATAAACTTCCACTCAACGATCCACTCGAGTTTTTCCAGAGTCGGATCGTTCTCATTCCAGTTGCGATAGATGGAGAGTACCTTCTCCGTATCCTCGTCAATTGTAATAATGTAAGGAGCATACTCACCTCCGGAAACTGAATCTTCTTCCAGTTCTTGCCAGCAGTAAATCTCCAGGACGGCACGGAGACCGTCTTCGTTGTACCCGTCCTCTTCTCGGCCTTCAATCTTGTCGTTGGCCTTCGTCGAAGCGGACTCTTCGGGGTACTGCGTTGCGTCTGGTACAAACACGTCGCGGTACAGGCCGGACTTAACGCGACTACGGAAAGTAGCGCGGCTGATCAGTTGTCGGTGCGTTGCGCGAGGCGAGGTGTAAAAGTTAGTTGCCGAGTACGGCAGGAAGATCTCGTCTACCGGAACAAACTCGTTACAGATACGCTTTTTCTTCTCGTCAAACCAGAACTTTTGGTATTGACTGCCGCCCATCGGCAGTTGTGTGAGAAGCTGTTCCAGCTCATCGCGGTACTCTTTGATCTGCGTAGTTAGCTGCCAGTTCATGAACCGCGTCTTGCGACTAGCTTTCTCAAGCTTACGTGGTGTTACGTCTCCGTTGACCCACGGTTTGACCGGTCCTGATGCCGGGAAGAGTTCCTTGATTGCACGGGAGGAGAAATCCACACAGGCTTCGGCCAACACCGGATGTACAACTTTAGAAGCTCCGTCAAACTCGGCACCTCCAGGCGCGTCATCCCCAAGACCGGTACGCCGAAGACCTTCTTCGTATTGCTTGTCTCGCTTTTCACGGCTTTTCTTGTCCTTCTCAACCAGTTCGGTTAGCTCTCCCGCTAATGCGTTCAGTGTTGCTTCACTAAACACTTCAGCGAGGTTGCTCAAGAACTCCGAGTCACCCAGCGCCTCGCCCTCATCAAGCGGTATCTCGACCGAGCCGTCCTCATTCTCAATATACTCTTCAGGCGTGTCGCCTAACGTGAGCGGGTCTAATTCGTCGTTCATTGTTGGCCTTTACGGCGCAGCTAGGCGCGCAGATAACATTAAACCAATTATACGGCGCTTGCCTTTAAGCTGTACGCATTAAAACATCCCTGGGTACGCGAAGTCGTCGTCCGCTTCTACTAGGCCTCCGCGCGCAAATTTTTGTTTAGTTAGCTCTTCTAAGTACTTCTGGTCTGTCATACTTGGCTGGGTTTGATTAATATACCAAAGCTTTTCTTCCGGTGTTTGAAAAACCTCTTTACCTAATGGACTTTGAAATATTGACATACCTGCTGGTAGCAGCGCCTCATACGCGCGAAGTTGAGCGCGTATTTCGTCAGGCTCTTGCTGCCCTGAAAGAATACGCATGCGTCGGTAGTCATCGCCTGCTGCTTTGTGCTTGCCTATTTTATCTATAATGCCGGCACTAACACCTTTTGGCAAATCTGCGCGGACGCCACTGGCCCCGTAATCACGCTGGTGTGATACTTCATGTACTAACGTACCGGCCTTATCAAACATTCGCGAGTATGGATTAAGTTCTATGCCCCTAAGCGGGCTGCTTTGGCCGCCTATGTCGTATGGTAAATCCTTATTCTCACGCACAAATTCCTTCTTAATAGTGGGCGGCAAGTAGACTTGCGGCTGTGAAGTGAGGTTAAGCCCAAACTTTTCCATTGGAAACCCTAGGCCATTTAGGCCTAGTTTATATTCTTTTGCGTAAGAGTGCTCGTTCTTAAGGCGGTTTACTGCATCTTGCGCGTAGCTATCTGGCGCTACGCTCGCCAATACGTCCTGTAGTCGTTGGTATATGCTGGGCAACGCCTGTTTTGTATTGGCGCCATGCGCCGCAACTAAGCCACCTTTTTTCTTGTACTCGTAGGCTACCCCGCGCAGGTCTTCATCAGCCGTTGGGCCAAAGTTTTCAAGTTTTCCAAGCATCTTTTCATAAAAGTCTTTTGATTTTGGTGTAGCAACTAATCCGTAAGGCCCTGTACGTCGCGCCTCTTGAAGGGCCTGCGTGCCTTGGCCCTTCATACCAAGTAGGGATACCAAATTAGGCATGTATTGCCCGGTTAGCTCAAGATCATGGTCTGGCGTAAGTTGAAAGGCTACAGTTGGCTCAGAAAAGTCTTCCCCCGTATAAAGCACGTGTGTCTTAACGCCAGGCTCCTCGGCCTGCTTCAGCAGACTCATTAGCGCTTGGTTTCTTTCAGGCGACAAAACTCGTGGCTTAGCATAAAAGGCCAGCTCATCGCGCAGCGCGTTAAGATCTGCGTTTGTGAACACCCTACCCGCCTTTGCGGGGCCAGGTGCTTTTGTTAAGTACTGCGCGCCAAGCTCCTCGGCTGCTTGCTTTACAGGCTGCGCTTTACCAAATTGTTGTACATACTTTAGTAGCTTACCAAGGCCACTTGCCTCAGCTTCGGGCGCGTAACTACCACTCGCAAGCGCTAGGCCACCCAGCCGCGCGGCTTTGCCAACCGGGCCCGTTGCTACCGCTAATCCTAGCTCAGAAAGGTCTTGCGGAATCAACGCACTGAGTACCCCTTTAAAGCCCTCGGCTTGCGGCTCGTCTAGAAATTTTGGCAGCTCTTCTCGAATGACTTTAAAGGGATTGGGCATCTTTACGCTCCATATGGGTTAGCTTTTACGCGCCTATCGTCCGCATACTCGGCTTCTTCCTCGTCTGCATAAACGTCTGACGCCAGCCAACCACTATCTTTCAAATAAATTAGGCCCTGTGTTGTGGTGTCCCACAGGTCATCATGCGCACCATTTGGAAATACTTCTGCTTCTTTTAAAAGAGGCTGCGCCCACGTCACAAACTCGCCCTTATTCTTTGTCGACTCTGGAATATAGACAATTCCCGCATCAAATAACGGCGCAACAGCGTGTGTTCTGACCATTTTATCAGCTTTACCGGGATTGTAAGCCCTGGCCGGTATGCCTGTTTGCCGTAAATCCTGCAGAATTGACTGGCCGGAGGCTTTTTGCTCGACTAATATAGTGTCTGCGCGCCGTGCACTTTCACCATAGCAGCTCTTCCACTCCTCTAGAACGCGCTTTTTAAGCGCCGGGTACCCCATACGCTCGGCAAAGCAGTCCAACAAAATAGCAATCTGCTTACCCTCGTGGCGCGCAGTGCCCCATACTGTCATAGCGGATGGGTCGCCGGTTGTCTTCTCTGTGAACGCCGTATCCCAGCTTTGAACTACGTAGTCAAACACAGGCAGTTCTTTGCCGGCTGGCCACTTTTGTATTTTACTCGTCTTAATAATACCACCGCCACTCGGCGCTGGGCGCTGGGCCAATTGGCCTGCGGAACCGTATTCTCCGAGCGCAGACTCTAGCTGCTTAACGACCTTCTCTGGAAATAGCTCTGGCCACAATAACGCACCATCAACTGAGCGCGGGTCCTTGAAGCCGAGCGATGTGGGCTTACGTACAATTGATGCTTCGTACCGCATCGGCAAACACAAGTGTTCGTACTCCTTGCTAAAGCGGTCTAAGATTAGCCCGGAAACGTCTTGTTCATGAAGCCTCTGCATAATAACTACTGTTTTGGCATTGCGCGAGACGCCACGAGTGGCTAAGGTGCCTGTAAACCAGTCACAAGCACGTTGCCGCTCGGCGTCCGAAGCGGCTTGGCTTGCAGAATGCGGATCGTCGACTATCTTAATATCTGGGTGTAAGCCCGTGGCGCGGCCGCCGACTGACGTGGCTAGGCGCCATCCGCTTTCTGTCAAGGCATAATGCGTTTTTTGGTCTTGCCCTTTGGCAATTTGAACATAGCCCCAATTGCGTTGATACCACTCAGAGGTGACGATGTCACGTGTCTTCATGGCGTCTCGGACTGCAAGGTCTTCGCCGTAGGACGCGGACATGTGGCGCATAGCCGGGTCTACAACCCACATCCATGCCGGCCACATCACTGATGAAATAATTGACTTAGAGAAGCCTGGCGGAATATTGATAAGCAGGTTTTGTATTTCGCCTGTCGCTACTGCCTCTAAATGCTCACAAATTGTTTCCAAGTGCCATGAGCTACGAAACTCAGTGCCTGGCTCAATTATAGGCCATGCCTGCTTTGTAAACTCGTATAAGGAAGACTCTGCCAGACGCTTTAGCTTTTCACGCTTAAGTGCGTCTAGCAGAACACTCGGCGCTAGGCTACCCACCTCTACGCTCCTTTATTTGGACTAGGCCACCCTTAGCTTTTCTATAACCTATACCTGGTTTACCCTTGGCTTCAAGTGCAAACCTTATCTTTTCTGGATTAAGCACTACTGCACTTGGGTTTAGAATTAAAGAATTTTCAAGTGAACGAGCACCAGTCCATGACGCTAACCCTGGTTCCATTTTCTCAACAGCCCTTGCACCCCAACCTTCTACAGAATTTGGGTAAAACGCGAAGTCTAGGTTATCGAAGAAATGCGGGCGGCGCTCTACTGAAGCATCACTACCAAGTCCACCTTTACCACCAAATAGTACAGGTATATTTAGGCCGGGCCTACCTGAATGACCGCCAGCAAAGCCCTCAGCTATTCGGCCACTTGGCTGAATATCTACATGGTCGCCATAGCGTTTATTATACCCTATTCTAGGCGCTTGTAGTATACTTGGATCAGTCTCTCTATATCCCCTAAACCCAAGTATATCTAACCCAAGGTCATCTACTTGCGTAGCAATATTACGTTGTGTCTCAGTACTAAGCTCTTTGGTCGGAGATAGGTCTTTTAGACGTTGTAGTATACGCATCGCTTGTGAAGACATTTGCTCTGGCATATTACCCTTGGCAAATGTCTCTGGCGCCAATGTAGCCATGTAGTCGGCTAGCCGCTGTAAAACAGAGAGTTTACTCATCTCTGTCCCCAATCTGGATCAGACCACCCATTATATCACCTCATACTTGTTCTTTTTACTCAAGTTCTCTACACCCCGCATGACCACAAAATTCAGAAGTATCTAGTTTTTCACTGTAGCATACTCGGCACTTTGACATTTTATTTATTCGACATTATTGGCTTTGTCGAGTAACTTTATCATAGTATCAAGTTCTTGAGCACTCAAGTTCTTTAGCGCCTTGGCGTCAATCTCGATTGTCTTTTGCTCGGTATTGGTCTGCTCAATCTTGGTTGGCATCTTAGGCATACAATATTCGAGTAGGGTTTTAGACGCAGCAATCCTATCCTTAGGTGCAACCCAGGGGTTGAGGGAGATTCTACGTAGGACATCCACGGGGTGCTGCTGATCCCCTAGCTCATGCAGGTACTCAGCTTGCACCTCAAGTGCCTTAGCACCTGTGGGGTCCATGTGCGCTTTCTTAGCGCCGCGCCCTTCGAGATAGGCTAGGTAAGACGTATTGGCGTCTTCGAAGGTATCCTGCAACGGTCCGTTGCTATCTTCATTGTCAATGGCCATGTTCTCGGCTCCTGGTTGTATACGCCGAATTGTATACTGCGTAAATGGGGGAGTACACTTATTTTCAGCCAGTATGCCGTTGTCTTAGTCAGACAGACACGTCGAAAAAACTTTTTTAATAATTGTAAATACCTTTATCCTTAAAGCTAAGCTTACTTTTTTAATAAATAATTTAATTTGTCTAAATGACTAATGACTAATATAAATTAAGTAAGTTATTGATTTTTAAGCGCTTAGCTCTTGGGTGGTAGGTGTAATGCGTTCACTTTTCGCCATTAAGCTGCCTAGCATTTAAATGTCATGATTGTTTTGTCGAAATTTTCTAAAAATTTTGGAATGGTATTTTTGAGTTCGTAGAATCTTGGCAACTTGGGCCCCGGGGGTAGTAACTAAGCACTTGGCTCTAACCACTCAAGCCTAGTAACTAAGCACTTGGCACTAAGCACTCAAACTTAATAACTAGGCACTCAAACTTAATAACTAAGCACTCAAACTTAATAACTAAGCACTTGGCACTTGGCACTTGGCTGGTTGTTGCTTAGCTACGTAAAAATGTAAGTCTTTTGGTCAATTTTCTATATTCTCGGCGGCCCGGCTTAGACTTTTCTTTGCTGCTGCAAAATGGGGGCTCCTGGGTCGCTGAACAAGGATCATTCTCGCTTAGAAACTCAGATGAGAATGGCTATCATCCTCGTTCTCAGTACCGAGTGCAGACAAGAGTCGTTCTCATTATCGTTGTCACTTAGCTCCCTGAATAGGAATGACTATCATCTTCGGTTAGGTTAGTAAATAGGAATGACTATTATCCTCGGTTAGTTTAGTAAATAGGAATAACTATTATCCTCGGTTAGTTTAGTAAATAGGAATGACTATTATCCTCGGTTAGTTTAGTAAATAGGAATGACTATTATCCTTAGTTGCGGGGTTATTAGTTCGACTTATCCAGTCATTTAAAAATATCTGCTCACCTGTTAAAAATATATTTACTTTTTTATGTAACTTGATATAATTAAGTTATGGACAGTGATTAACAGATCGCTGTTCTGCTGGCGAGCGAAGTCTGTTCCCAGTCCGTTCATTAAAAACTTAAGAGGTAAATAAAATGGCACGTAAAGCTAAGGTTGTTGCTCCTGTTGTCGAGTCCGAAGTTGCTGAAGTTGTTGCTCCGGAGGTTGAAGTTCAAGCCATCGAGAGCTCGGTTCTCAGCTCCATGATTGCTCAAGTCGTCGAGGCTAAGGTTGAAGACAAGGCTGAAGGCAAGGCTCCAAAGTCCGATAAGAACGAAGGAGTCGGTCTCTTTATTCGTAAGCTGATTTCCGAAGGCTTGAGTAACAAAGCAATTTTGGAGATTGTTCATGAACAGTATGGCAACAAAAATACCACCTATGCTTGTGTAGCTTGGTATCGGAATAAGATGAAAAAAGCTGGAGCGGTACAGGCTAAGTCCTCGGCTCTCGACTTTATCAACAACTTCGCTAAGTCCAATGGTTTGAGTGAAGAGGCGGTTGAAGTTTTGAAGTCGGAGTTCAAGGTGGCATAAATGTTAGAGCTAATAGCCGTTGCTCTAATTATCATTTGGCTAGCTTGGCACTGAGAAAGGCGGGGGGAGAAATCCTCTCGCCTTTTATTTTGCCCAGAGTTTAGTAACCCAGAGCCAAGTGCTAAGCTCATGGCTCTGGGTGGGGCGGATTGTTTATACGGACACTCACTTTACGAGTGTCTACGGACGTCGTACGGTCAGTTATACGACTACACACGACTCCACTGCGACGATGGATCGATACGGCGAGTAGCAGTTGCTACGTTACGGAAAACCAAGCGCTCCGCCTCCGTGCATTTTCATTTCGCGTTCGGCTTCTTCACTCTTGGCTTACTGGGCACCGAGAGCTTAACTCTAAGCGCCCCGGGCCTTTGGTCAGGCGGTAACTTCATTAGCTCCATGAACTCGGCGTAAGTTTCTGGGGTAAGGGCATACTCACAAAGATAATCTTCTTTGGTCAGCGGCGGGAACTGGGTACGGTCAAGTTTCATACGACCATTTTAGCACTCGGCACTCGGCAGTACATTTACATAAAACTATGACACTGGAATACTCAGACGCTTAATGGCGGAAAATAAACAACCCTACTACCTTGGACTAAGCGCTAAGCTCTTAATTTCTTTATGTTTTTTCTTTATTTATTAGTCATTAGTCAGTTAGTCAGTAATTTAAGTAAAGAAAAAGAATTACTTATATCTTTTACACTAATAAATATTAATTTTTTATTAAAAGTTTTTCGGTTTTTTTGTCGCGGTCGCGTAGCGAGGGCGAGAGCCGAGGGCGTGGAGCCGAGAGCCTTGTGCCGCAAGCCTTTCGAAGCCCAGTATGACAATGCGCTCGCGACAAAGGCTGAAATTATCGCGTTTTTCGGACTAAAAGCGTCTGAAAACCGCGACGTTTTTGTAGCGAAAAAGCATTATAATTCAATTTTATTTGGAAAAAGGTTTAAGCATGCTCACAAAAACTTGTAAAATTTGTGGTAAACAAAAGGCCTTTAATGCCCAAGAATGGCGCGTTTCCAGAGGCGTACCCGCTGGCCGTGTCTGTAAAAAATGTATTGCCGAGCAGAAAAGAGCGACGCGCCAAGTGGCCGAGAGCGTAGTGGTTGACCTTAATATGCTTAGCAATGACACGTTAATGCGCATAGGCAAATGCATCAAAACATTAGCAGACCTTGGGCTAAGCAGCCGAGAGCCAAGCACTGACTTTGAAGAAAAGCTTGCTATGGAGCTTCGCTATACTGATTTCAAAGCAGTTTGCCTTAAGTATATACGTGAAATTTTAAGAGACCAGTAATTTAAGTTTTAAAAGCTTAGTATACACAAGAATAAAAATAAGCTTACAATAGAGTCTTTCGTAGTCAAGGGAAGCCAAGTGCGTACATATCCGTTGTTTGTGGGTGAGACGGTCAGTGACAAGCTGACGATTGCTTTTCCACCCGCCTTGCGTAATCTAATAGAAACCGAGTGCCGAGCTGCTTGGCGTGAACTCAATACAATTGAGCATCCAAACGAGACGTCCTCTCCATTTGTCCCATATGATGAGCTGATGCGGACAGAGGAGGGCCGTACGCATATGTATTTGGCGCAGAACGGTTTTTTTGTTAATAACTCAATTCAAGGCTATCCTGCTAAAAAGTATGCAGTAGGGCTGAGCCCAATTGAGTATAATGCAATGTTGAGCCGCTTACAGGCCCAGCGCTACACAACGCAGGGGCGGAGACGCCGAGTGGCGCAGCAAGCCGCATCCGCAGCAGCCTATCGCAAGTTCCGTTCGTGGTGGCTGAGTAAGCACCTTGCCGAGCAGCTCGGTGCTGAGTTCTCAGAGCCGTGCCCCTTCGAGCGGCATACAAGTGCTGGGCCCACCGAGTCATTTATTGAAATGGGCAGGCACTTTGAAGAGTGGACAGGCCATAAGCTACCAAAAGAGCTGTGGGCTGAGCTGAAAAAATGGGAAGCCGAGCGCTTGGCGCAGCGGTCAAAAGAACAACTTGCAGCCTAGCAAGCGGGAATACTATGCCACAATCACAAGAGTCTCAAATGGTACCGTCTAATACTGAGCCCGCTAATGCGCTGTCTCTTCGCCGCCTGCAAGAGTACGGGCTATTTCCAGAAGACGAGTTGAGTGAAATCGCCGCCGCCTACCGCTTGAAGGATATTACGGCGGACGAGGCGGCTAAGCTTGGGTTTACAAACACGGCGGACGGTATCTATATTGGTTACCCGAATGATAAGGATTCCCGCATTCGGTACAACCGTACAGGGTTCCAAGCGCAGCAAGACCTCGGTAAATATGGCCAGCGGCCCAACACCCCGCCTGCGCTGTACTACCCGCCCACCATTAAAGAGTCGCACTTAGCGGACAAAGAGATACCGCTGCTCATTATTGAAGGTGAGTTCAAAGCGCTGGTCACTGACTACGTAATGAACAACGAGCTACAAAAGCCGGACCTTATTCCATTGGCCATTGGTGGCGTGTGGTCTTGGCGCTCGGCCAAATCGGGCGTGGAGGTGATTCCTGACCTTGACGTGGTGAGCGCTAAGCGCCGCGTGTATATTGCCTTCGACATGGACAACCCTGTCAAGCCGCAAGTGCAGAAAGCCCTGCAACGCCTGGTGGACAAGCTGCTGGAGCGAGGAGCCGAGTGCCGAGTGCTCAGCTGGCCATCAACAGATGGCAAAGGGCTGGACGACTACCTTGCCAATAAGCCGGGGCCGCGAGACGCCCTGCTCAATCTACTGCTAAATGCCCAGACACCCGGCCACGTGCAGCAAGTGATTAAGATGAACAGCACCTATGTGTATGACAAAGTGCAGGACATGGTGTGGGACTTCAACACGATGGCGTACATCAAACCGCAGACATTCAAAGCCCATTATTTCACTGACGTCGTGCACATTCCCGTTACCAAGAACGGAAAGACAACCACTAAGCCCACGGGGCTGGGTGACTACTGGCTAGCCTCTCCGGCCCGAGCATGGTGCGAAGGCAAAACATTTCACCCCGGAGCCGAGCGCCTAGTGGCCACGTCACCCGACAGCAGCACGAAAAAGCTCAACACATGGACAGCGTGGGGCGCAGGGTCGGACCTTCGCAAGCTGCAACCCATAAAGGGTGACGTCGAGCCTTTTATTGACTACATGCGGCAGACGTTCAGTGGCAACAAGCTAAGCCCCGGGCAACCGGAGGTGGACGTCGTGGAGTATTTGATTAAGCGGCTAGCGTGGATATTTCAGCACCCGACCATTAAGCACCCGACATGGATATACTTAATTGGCAAGCCCATGCAAGGCAAGTCAAAGCTGATTAATATTATCACTCGACTGGTTGGTAATACCTATACCTCCCACATTGATGAAAGCGCGCTGAGTAGCTCGTTCAGTGAGTGGAGAGCCGAGAAGCTGCTCATTGCGTTTGACGACGTAGCGATCATGGAGCGTGGTCGCATTAAACAAGTGCTGAAGCGCATGACGACTGAGCAGACAAGCCGTGTCAATCGAAAATATGAGCGTGAGTATACAGCTTACAGCTACGAAACTTTTTTCTTCGCCACCAACAGCCTTGATCCATTGTTGGACCACGACGACCGACGTGCCATTGTGCTTGAAGCTAAGTGCCCGTGGACAAAGGAAGAGTGGGCGCCGTTTGATAAGTGGTCAGGTACGCCTACTAGCTATAACGCGCTACTCCATTATTTCATGTATGAAGTAAAATTGGATGAGTCGTTCCTGACTGCTCGGCCACCAATCACCATGCTTCGTGAGCTGGTCACCGAGTCCGCGGAGTCAGGGTGGGACGAGCTACTCAACGGGCTGGCTTCGCCAATGGGTGTACAATGGCAAGCGCCGGCATGCAAGACAGTAAGAAAGTTCAAGCCCACCATCGTCACGCCCGAGATGCTCAGAGCGTTGTACGCCATTCTTCAAGGCCCGCAGGATAGCAAGACCGAAATTAAGAATGCCACGCTAACCACCAAGCTCCAACGCTTCGGCGCGTCTCGGCTCCACCCTGCAGACTCAGGCGATGCGCGGTCACGCGTGTTCTTTATGGGTAAGCAAACTACGTGCTGGGCATGGAGTGCCGAGTACGCAGGACTAACGCAAGCGGAAATGTTCAAGGAGCTCAACGCCGTGCACAAAGAATACCCCGAGCTGTTCCACTTGTATGGCTCAGTTGAAAATAAATTTTGATTTGAGTAACTCACAGATGCAAGCTTACGTTATAATGTAATTGTGTCAGTGAGTTACTGACTAACTTAATCGGGAGATAACCATGAACGACATTACTTACAACACTGTGCTGAGTACCAACGAGCTGCAGGCCGAGCTGGTCAGCGTCAAGGCTGCTAATGCGGCGCTGAGTGCGGAGATTGACGCGCTGAGGGCACGGCTCGAAGCGCCGAGCTTTGAACAACGGCTACAGAAGTTCCTTGAAGAAGCGGCTACGCAAAAATTGCAAGAGATTATTCAATCCGAGAGTTTTGATCACGAAGTGCGCATGCGAGTTAATGATGTTGTTCAAGACGCCCTTGAAAACACAGATGTTGACGCAGAAGGCGCCGTGCGTGTGGCAATTGAAGAGATGCTAGACTGTGTGCGTATTGAGTTCCGTGGTGGTCGGTACTAATATGCGCAGTCGTGAAGAAGAGCACTTTGAAAGGCATGCCGGGTACCCGCCGGATAACTTTTCGGAGTGCTGGGAAGATTTGAAAGTTGAACTTAACTTAACAGATGAGGATTTAGATATGGCGTCAGCAGTTGTTAGCTACACTTCTAATAAAGACGGAGGTGTCGACGTTACCTGTACCAATGTAATTACTGGTAAGCTGGTTACTCTAAATTTACCAATTGACTGTACTCAAATTCATGAGTGGCTGTGCGATCGGCGAATGCTGGTTCAAGATGCATTCCCGCAATTGACGGCAGCGCAGCGGGAGTTTATGATGACTGGCCTTTCTGAAGAAGAGTGGGCAGCGTTAAACATGGAGGAGTAATGTACAAGGTCGAAATCAACAACGGTATTGCCATTCTTGGCTTTCTTTGTAACGGTCAAGCAAAGCGCAATCCGAAATGGTACCCACACCCAAGCGCTGTGAGGCGAGCAATTAAAAGCTACGCCACTAAGCACCCAGATCATAAGTTCCGAGTGTTTAAGCTGCTGCCCCATGATGTTATTCAGCCATTTGAGCTTACAATAGAATAAAATTGTGTTATAATATATTTATGTCAATGATTGATAGTTGGGAGACTAGTCATGCATAAGTTGTTTTTGTGGTTTAAAATCCGAGCGCTTGAAGCCACTATTGACGGGCGTAGTGCTATCATTGAGTTAGTAAAAGACCCTGTCACGCTTGCTAACATGGAGCAAGCTCAGTTGCTGTGCCACTCAGAACTACGTAAGTTGCGGTGGGAGTATCGGCAATGAACATTTTTGTGCTTGATACTAACCCTATTACAGCAGCCCAAATGCAGTGTGATAAGCACGTTGTCAAAATGGTGCTTGAAACAGCCCAAATACTGTCAACCATTACCGGCGGGCCGTATAAGCCAACACATGCTAACCACCCATGCACGTTATGGGCAAAAGCAAGCCAATGTAATTTTAACTGGTTAGTGCGTCATGGCCTAGCACTGTGCGCCGAGTACTCGGCCCGTTATAACAAGCGCCACAAGTCCCAAAACGTTATTAAGCAAATTGAGTATAGTTTTGACGTTACACGCCTGCCTATTGCTATGACTGAGTTTGTACAATGCATGCCCGATGAGTATAAAGACAAAGACCCCGTAATTGCCTACCGTAAGTACTATCACTCAAAAGCTAAGTTCGCAGCATGGAAAACCGAGCCCCCTTACTGGTGGATGGACGATGACTACTGTAAATATCTCCCAACAAGCTGAGTGCTTGGCTGCGTTGCACTCCGAGCTAAAGCAGCTAGAAGCGCAGCAGATAAGTATAGGCGAAGAGATGTCTGTACTAATCTTTAAGCAGATGCAGCTAGCCGAGAAATGCCGACTGATCAATCAAGCCATGGAAAAAGTAGTATGTCCGACTTTCGAACAATGACTCCTGCTCAAATTAATAATTATCGCGAGACTACCAAGCGTGGCTCAGGCAGTTCACCCCTTGGTAGCCCTATGACGGTCAAGTGTCATAAGTGTAAGCAAGAAGCAACTCGGCGTCTCTGTAAGACTCGAAAGATCTACAAAGACGGATGTTTCCAACTGGAGCATACCTGTGCGAAATGCCAGAACACCCACTCCCGACAGACTGGCGCGGCGTCTTAAAACAAGCCCGTATTTGCTGCGAACCTTAACTGAGGTTATTGGTGTTCGAATCGCAGCGGGGAGCAGGGTGTCTTAGCTCTCAGCTTTACTACTAATTATTTCGGAGATAGTAATTGTGGATTACCAAGAACTGATTGACGACCTGCGAGGCCGGATAAACCCTCAGTACGTCGATTGCATGGGAACGGAAAGCCACGAGCGAAAGCAGTGTCTTGACGCCATCGAATCCCTACTCGCAGAGAACGAGCGGTTGAATGCCGAACTCGCCAAGTACCGTGATGCGCATGTGGTGGCTTGGGTTGAAGTTATTGATAGCTACGAAGGTCCGTACAATTTTCATGGGCAAAAACTGCTTGGCGTTGGAAAGCACAAACTCATCGTCAAGCCGGACGAAAACAAATGATCTGTTTCCGTGACCAATCGTACTGCGCTGAATCAGCCGAGTGCGCCAATACTGAATGTACCTGTAAATGGACTGACGAACTGGCCTACCAAGCAAATCGCTGGTGGGGTGGCGAAGGTGCTCCGGTTGCCTTTATGCCGATGCGTGAAACGTGCGGCAAGTTTATTAAGTTGGGAGAGTGAGATGAACAATACGTTAATTCCTTTAGTTATATCAATAATAACCCTGTTTTTGGGGTTGTATTTTTCCGAGAACGAAACCCAAGTAGCTGCAACGGCTGTTATTTATTCTGTTTGGGTTGCCACGGTTTATATCGTTTCTGTTGTTGAGAATAAGAATGACCAACGATGAAATCCTGCAAGCCGCGAAAGATGTTGGACTGTTACATCCGGATGCCAAAGCTGCACCTCGAATCGTATTTGATTTCGCCGCGATCATTGAGAAGCGCATGATTGAGAGGTGTGTTGTGGCGTGTAATAACGTTGAAATTGCCAAAGAACGGTTTGCAGGCCTCCTTTTGGATGATGGGTTACAGACAAAACTTGATTGCGTAGCAGCTATCCGCAAATTGGGAGAACAGGAATGAGCGGGAATAAGCATACGCCGGAACCGTGGTGCATAAGCGACCATAACAAGTCGATTATCAAATGCTACCAAGGCGAACAAACTCCACACGGAACGACGCCATATTTTGCTGGCGGAGGGGCACTAGAGTCTGAGCGAACCGCCAACGCCCGCCGCATCGTGGCCTGCGTGAATCGCCTCGCTCAATTCACAACCGAACAAATCGAGGATTTCGGATACGACTTATTTGCGGAAGATCGTCCGCGACTGGTTGAAGCGCAAAACGAAATACACCTACTCAAGAAGCAGCGCGACGAACTGCTGGCTGATCTTGCCGAGGCAAAGAGGTCCGCCGAGTTCAACTTCGAGCAGTACCAAGATGTTGGCCGTCTGCTGCATGAAGAGTGCGAGAAGACGGAGAAACTGCTGGCTGCGCTGGAGCATTTCGCAACATGGGCAAGATGTCAGCACAGGGCGCAGAGCAAAGGCTGTCATGCCACTTTCGACATGATGATGCTGCGCGATGAAATCGACTTTGCGGAAGCCGCCATCGCCAGCGTTAAGGAACTGAAATGACGAATACTAAAGATCGAAATGATTGTTGGCTTGGGATGGGCGCGGCGCAACTTGTGATGGAGTGCCAAGACCTATGTAAACAGCGCGACGAACTGCTGGCTGCGTTTGAGCGGTTCATGGACTCCCACGAAGAATGCACCGACTTCGACGGATTCACCGCACAGATCGTCAGCATGGCCGATTACCACCAAGCACAAGAGGCCATCGCCAGAGCGAAAGGAGAACAGTGATGGTGAATATCAAAGAGATTGCACCGACGCTAACACAAAAGTTATCTATCGCTATTAACGACGATGAAGCAACTGAATTCGCCGAAGCCCTTATCGCTGAAATCGCCAAGCAGAATGAGCCGGTTGCTTTTACCAATAGTGCACAACTTGGTTACGTCACTAGCGGCCAGCACCAAGATATTCCGCTTGCCATGTGGTCAAGAAATACAAGCTACTCAGGCGCTGACATTGCCCTCTACACCTTCCCACCCACAGCAGAACAAATAGCCAATGAGACTGCGGAGGCGATTGCTGAGTACATGCAACAGAGCGGGATCGGCGGCGAGTTTCTAGC